GCTACGCTTCCAAGAACATTAAAAAACATTTTATCATTTTCTGATTGACCAGTTAATGGCTGTTCAACAAAAATTAAAGCATACAAAATACCCATTGTCGTAAAAAATAATATTGATCCTAAAGTTAGACCCAAAATAAATTTAAGCAAGCCATCTAATTCTGCCTGTGTTCTTCTTTTAGCCATTGTCAGTTTCCTTTACTAAATCTTTAGTGCAAGTTCCAGTTGATTCACATACTGGAGGATTACACACTGCTTCCTTCCATTTTGCTGGTTCTTGACATTCATATCTGTATCGACTTGAGCAGCCTGAAAGGCCTACTACAAGTATACCGCAAAGAACTAGGGTCGTCAATTTTTTCATATTGACATTATACTATATTTTAGAAAAATTTTATTTTATTCTTCTTTTTCGGCTTTTTCTCTTATGCCTATAGTCATAAACCATAAGGCTACTGAGGCTAAAGTTACATAACCAACGACAGTTTTAGCACTACCTTCAAGCACTACCCAGGCTACAAAAAATCCTAGAAATGTAAAGTTTTCGCTAAGAATTGCCATGATTCTTTTTTTTATCCAGTTCATATTACCCCCTTATCCTTAATATTGAACTACCAAGAATTATTTGTCCAACCAAAACGGCTGCTACAAGAACTTCCTTCGCATCCTGTCTTTCTTGTGGTGACATATCAGCACCTATATTTGCAAGTGCTTTAAATACTTCGCATTTTTGTTCTTCTGTCAAACCTTCAATAGCCTCATCTGGATTAAAACATCCAATAATGGCTCCTGCTAATGCAGCAGGGGATTCTAATGTTAATAACGCTGAAGCAACCTCTGCTGTAATGACTACAGGATTGCCATTAGCATCTTCTCTAACTTCTACTGGTATTTGTGGTGGAAGATCACGATATTCAAGTCCCGCTGCTACAATGGCTGATGCTTCAACTGGAGCACCATCTGCTGCTGTAATTAATGCATCAGATAATAAATCTTTTTCTGCTAAAGTTAATTTTCCATCTTCTGCTAATACATCTGCTAAATTTGCCACCTCTGAATTTGTTATTTTTCCATCAGCAGATAATGCTTCTAGTATTGCCTCAGCATCTGAAGCAGTTATGTTTCCATCTGCAATTAAGTCTGAAACTGCCTCTTGTATTTCTTCAACAGATAAGGTATCATTATCTTGTGAGTCTTCTTGATCAGTACCCTCGTTTTCTTCAGGAGTATTATCTTGTTCGTCGTTGGATGAAGAGTCATCAGATTCAGGTGTATCCGTATCTTGAGATTCATCACCTTCAGAAGATTCATCACTCTCATCAGGCGATGGCTCTGGCTCTGTACTATCCCATTCATCTGGAGTGGTCTCGTCTGGTTGAGTTTGTTCGTTGTTATCAACAGGGTCATAAGAAGGAGCAGAACCTCCACCAGTAGTTATATTTGAACTTTGTTGTGCGGGTATAGAAATAACAGTCTCAGTATATTGACTTACAGGTCCAGACCAGTTAGCAACTCTAATAGTATAGGTAGCACCTTCTGTCAAACCAGTTAACTGAATAAATTCTGGTGCACCATCAGTATTTAAAGTTTGACCTTCGTATGGATTCTCTGCATTTGGATCATCAGTTATTACTTGATAGAACCAAGTGTTTGCTGTATACCCTTCTGGTAACTCAGGAGCAATAGTTACTGTTGTTCCCTCAACAACTGGTTCTGCTAGTATTGGAGCGGGAGTAGGAATATTATTATTAATAACAGAAATTAATTGATTTGCTTTAGTGTTTAGTGTTGATTCAATAGATGTTTTTGTTGATACCGCTGAATTTATGGTATTAGTTAAAGATGTTGTGTTAATAGCATTTATATTAGATGTATTTGTTGCGTTCTGTGCAACTACTGGACTTAGACTTGCATTTAGTTGAAATATAGTTGCATTTGCAGCATCAACTGCTGCTTGAACTGAGGCATTATTTGGATCTACTATAGGAGTAAAATTTGGACCCTGACTTATTTGCCCATTAAATCCAGCACCGTTATTTGTATCAGTAATATTCGTTACTGAACCTCCTGCTGTTTCTCTATAATTAAATCTAGCGCCACCTGGAATTGGTCCAATTGCAGAAACATCTGCCATCCATGCACCATTGTTTGGATTTACATCAGCATTAAATCTAATTTGAACCATTTGTGTTGAAGCATCTTGTTGTGGAAATGGTCTAACATCCCATGCAATATCTAATGAAGAGCCTGTTGTTGCATATGTAATTCCAGTTCCTGTACTCCATGTTGTCCAGTCCCACCCTGCAATAGAAATTGACGGGGCATTTGGAGTTGAGTAGTAATTTGCACCTTCATTTACACCAAAAGTAATTGTTGCATTAGATCCAACATAAACATTATTGTATAAGTTTCCGCCCATTAATAAACCAAAAGGTAAGTTCATTTGAACACCAGCATCATCTACACCAGCCAAAACGTTTGTGCTTGCTCCAATAGTTGCTTGTAAAGCATTTACCGCATTTTGTGCATTGTCAATTGCAATATTTGCTTGAGTTAATTCTGTTTGTGCGTTTGCCTGTGCTGCTACCGCCTCTGCCTTAGCAAGTCCTGCTTCTGATACTGCTGTTTGAGCCTGAGTAATTTGTGTTCCTAAATTGGTTATGGCTGTCGTTGCAACAACTACGGTATCTTTTGCATCTTGTACTGTCTGAGAACTTTGATCTATGGGGGTAACTGATAAATCAACATTATTGATAGTATTAATAGATGTCTGAACATCATTTACTGCTGAATTAGCAATTGATATTTTTGATGATATTTCTGCAACAATAGGTTGGGCTTGAGACAGTTCGGTTTGTGCTTGTGATACCTCTACTGCAGCATTGTTTGTGGCTGTAATGGCCTGTTGAACCTCTGTAGTAGCCGTTGCAAGGGCGCTGTTGACTGCTTGTTGAGCAGGACTAACAATGACCTGTTCTTGGTTTTCTGTAGCGCCAGCGCTATCTGGTGCCATAATTCCAAATACTGTTATAACTAGGCTTGAGCCAATAAAAAATAGCAGTCTTTTCTTTATTTTACTCAATTGTGTATGGGTCAACTCCAATTTTAAAATTATAAATGTATTATATCATTAATTATATAATAATTGATTTTTAATAATAAAAAAAGAGGGTAGAAGTTAATCTACCCTCTAATTTATAGAAGTTAATTACTTTTTCTTATATCCTGTAGGACATACTGGTGCAATGGCAGTAACTTTCTTAGTTAACTTACCCTTAACACAAGTAATTGTTTTCTTAGGAGCAATCATTAATTGAAGTTGCTCAATTTGTTTTGTAATAGATGCAATAAGTGCTACGATTCCATTTAGAACCTCAGCATTACTAATTGCTCCATCAGCAATCTTATAAGAAACAGTCTTTGCTGAATCTGTTGCAACATATGCTGGAAGATCAACGATCAAATTATATGAACCATTGACATTACCAACAGTAAACTTATATGTCTTAACACCTTGAGCAAATGTATCTGCTGATGTTGGGGCAGCAACTGCTGTCAGTCCACCACCAGAAATAGCAACGTTAGATCCTACTGTAGCAGTATCAGCAACCTTTGCACCATTAATATCTGTTGCAGAAATTGTCAATGTAGCAATTTCTCCTGGAACATAAGAGTTCTTGTCAAGAGATGCTGTGTACTTATTTACACCAAGACCGCAAGCAGCAATAAATTCATTTGAATAAATTTCTGACAGGTCTGAAAGGACGTGCTTGATTCGTACAACAGATGATCCTGATGTAGAAGCACATGTCCAACCACCAGTTGCAACAGCAGTAGCAGATGATGATCCGCCTACTGAAACTGCAGTAACTTGTGATGTGTACTTAGTTGTATCAGCAGTTGGAGTAATACCAGCCAACTGATTTCCAGCAGCATCATTAACTACAAAGTCATAGGTTCCTGTACGTGCTCCACCAGATAACGCAATGTCAACTCCTGTTACAGATATTGACGCTGGACGACCTGTAAAAGTAACACTCTTGGTTGCAAGAACTGTTCCATTAAATGTAATGGTAATTGTAGTTGATAATGGTTTGTTTGCATTAGCAGTACCTTGAGTTACATAAAGTACTCCTGATACGCCAGTTTTGGCTGCAGAAGATACCTGAACTGAAGGTGCTGCATCAAAATTAACAACTGCGCCGTTTGTAGCGGTTGCTTGTATAACACCAGATGTAGATAGTTGTGCAGCATAAGCATCCATTGCACGAATATTTACATATGCTGTTCCACCATCTGAAACTGTTGTTGAACCAGCAACATCAACACTAGATGTTAGTGTTCCTGCTGTTGATGTATCTTGTACACGAACATAAGAATCTGCTACAGACAATACATTTGTCTTTGCAGTTGTTCCTGCATAAATTGTTTTAATATCAATTGTAGAAGTGGTTGATCCAACCTTCTTCTTTTGTGTTACAGTTACAGTGCCCGCACCATTAACAGTTAATTTAACATTTGTTGGTAAATTTACTGCTGTTGATGTTGTTGCTGTAAATGTAAACAACTTACCCAAATTAGTTAATGTAACACCAGTAGGGTTTGATCCTGCTGCTGTGTAATCAGTAAATGTTGCAGGACCAGAAATTTCCAACGTAACATTGTCATCTGCTGTTGCAGCCAAAGTATCGCTTGTAGTTAATACAACAACTGCATTAACTCCAGATTCTGCCTTGGTTGTGTCTGCTAATACTGTTACTCCACGAGCACCACTTGCAAGTGTATCTGATAAAACGTATCCGTTAGATACCGCTGCAGATGCTTGAGGAACAGCAATTAAAAATGTGCTTGCTACGGCTGCAGCCATAACTGAAGCAATCTTCTTAAATGAATTCATTTTTCTCCTTATATTTTTATATTAAATTGAATCTATCCAAATAGTCTTTTACGTCATCTGGCATAGGCTTATATTGTATCACGTTTTCAGGTAGGTCGTCAACTCGCTTTGGTCTATCTTTGAATGTATGAACCTCAATTTCTTGATTAATATTTTTGGGGGTAAAACTAATAGCCCCAAATACTGCACCACAAACTGCATCTGCCAAGTCTTTAGATTTTTTACGTGGATGATCCACTTTTTTATCATTAATAATTTTTAATTCAGCAAGTTCTTCTAGCAATAAAGGTATCATTGGCATAGCAAGTCTTTCTTCATACACCAACATAGCAAAATCTTCGTAATGTTTTTTAGCAACAGAAATAGTCTCAGTTTTTATTCCTACAGATTTTAATTCATTTTGTATATCAAAAGACTGCCATCTATCAAATGACACCAATCCAATATTAAAGCCACTTCTTCTTAAATTAATTATCCAATTTTTAACATCACTTAAATTGACTGGACCCTCAACTTTTGGTTCCCACCAAGCAACTGCATCAACTACAACAATTGGTGCTACCTGTTGATAATCTTTTAATACTTGAACACTTACCCACTTATCAACATGAGCAATTGCGACTGCACATTTATCATGTTTTTGTGCAAGGTCAGCGTGAATATAATATATTTTTTCTGGATCTGGCTTAAAAGAATTATCAAACCTTTTTGAATTATCTAATGGATTTCTTAGTGACATGCATAACTCTAACTTTTCTCTTTGTTTAAAAAAAGCATCTGATGAATAAGTTGGTTTGCAGGCAAATCTCATCATTGCATCCCCTAAGTCAGTAAAAAATGATAACTTAAAATCTTCTATATTCCTAGTAGGATTAACTTCCCATGTTGGTTTTTTTAATGCAAATATTCCTGGAAATTTATATGATAATATATTATCTTCATCCCAAGATATTTCAAAAGTATTGTCTGGTTGTTCTTCTGGTAATGCTGGATTAATTATAAACTTATGTGTTTTTTGAATAACTTCTTTTTCTGCTATAACATCTTCATATCTTTTTGATATAAAATCTCCGACATATCTAGGAAAAGATAATAAAGCAACCTTTCCTAAATCTGGAAAACGAGAATCTACTGAACCACGAAATGCTTTATAAATATTTTCAGCAGTTTTACCTTGTTCGTTTCCTGTTCCCACTTCTGAAGCAAAACCAGAAATTTCATCCAGTACGGCAAGAATTAGATTTAATCCTTCGTGTGATTCTCTTTCTGAATGTCCAGAATAAACTGTAATTGATTTATTAAATTCAATACTGTCTGCTTTTGCATAAAACTTGCCAGCAAACCATGGAGATGACTCTATTTTAGTTTTAAAACCTTTAAAAAAAACATTCTTTGCTTGTTGAGCATTGATTGCCACATTAATGATATCAATTGCATCTCCAGATGGTTTTCCAAAATACCTGGCTGGATCTTTTAAACATAATAATTTGTATACTAAATATGCACATCCTACGGTAGATGTAAAGTCTTTTCCGCTACCCTTTCCTAATTGAAGAATGATTTCATTTTTAGTATATTTCTTATAATATGCACTTCCATCATTTTCACCCATCAATGTTTCTAAATCTTTTTGATAATAAATCTGACTCATTGCTTCTACAATACTGTACTGTATTGCTGAAAGAGGTGGCTGATTTAAAAAATTTTCTGACTCTACAAAAGTTTTTACATCTACTGGAGTTTCTTCAAAAACATCATCATTTAAAGCCTCAATAAAATCATTAAACATTGTGGACAACGGTTATGACCTCATTTTCTTTAGCAATTTCAGAAAGTTTTTTCATAATCTTATTTCTTATTTCTGGATGTTCACTAGCAATATCTTTTAATATTTCTATTAATGCTTGTTGACGTTTTTCAATTTCAACCATCTCTTCAGCAAGTTCTTTATTTTCTAAAAGACCAGCCTTTTGTAGCATTTCAATTCTAGATTTTTCAATATCTACAACTAACTTTATTCCTTGGGTTTTTGCAGACAGATTATTTGTTAAACTTGCTTCATCAATTACTTCATATGCCCTTGTAATTAACTTACCATAATGTGCATCCATTGATGCTAGTGCTTCTTTTGCTCTTGCACGAATAGCATCATTTGCAGATGCCATAACCTTCCACTCATTAATTAATGCAACAACACGAGTGCGTGGTATATCTAATTCCTTAGATATTTTTGTTGGATCATTACCCTTTAAGTATTCTTCAACAACTTTATTAACTTCATCTAAATGATCAATTAATTGTTTTTCAGTTGACATTTTCTTCCTTTGCCACCTTTAATAAAATTAAATAGCCAATTAAATCATCAATATCGTTATCGCCAACGTATTCTGTGCCTTTCATTAAACGACTTAATTTATCATCAATTCTTACCTTAAGTTGTTCTACAGGATCTGATTTACTAAAAATTCTAATAGGATCTAGTGCAGAGTCTCCGTATGCAATATTTTTATCAATTAACATTTGTGCAATTGAATGGCAAGCCTGCCAAATTTTATTTCCAGATGGTGCTGAAATAGAATGTAAATAAAGATCGTCACAATTAAAATCTCTTACATCTTCAAATACTGGATTCAGTTTCATCATCCTCCCATTCAAATGCTTCTGGTATTCCTTTGAGTGCAGTAATAACATAGGTAACCCCAACAGCCCATA